ATTATAACTTCGTTACCTTCAGCAAACTTACGTACTGCTTCTCTTGATTCTTTGTCTGTTTCGCCTGCGATGTAGTTGACTTCTTTATCTGTAAGATCTTTGATTTGTTCGAAGATATCTTTACCGTGGTCGATTCTACTGAATATGACAAGTGTGTTACCTGACAGTGTAGCGCTGAGCTTTGAGATAAATCTATTTCTTTTTTCGTGTTGTATGATAAATGATATTTCATCTTGGTATTCGAATGATTTTGCGGTTTTCTTGTCTTCGTCACTATAGTTTAGCCTCAATAGTTGGATTTTCATATCACTAATCTGATCATTATCAATCAGATCTCGTGTTGTAGTTGCCTTATATACTGATCCAAATAAACCTTTCAATACAAGCTCATGTGTCTTTGCTTCTTGTAAAGTACCTGTCATACCGACACGATCCGGACATACGAGCAAATTGCTCATGATACCTTGAATAGATTTACTCTGAGCATGGTGTACCTCATCCACAACAACAGAACCAAACTGCGCAAACCAACCAGCTGGCATTTTGTAAATAGATTGCCATGTAGATATTACAACACGCTTATCAGTTTTCTTTTCTACACCACCAGTTATACAATGCATATCATTGAATTTACCTTGTGAGTAATCTTTAAAGTCACTTTCCATTTGCGATACGAGACTAATGGTGGGTACGATGATAAGAATCTTTCTCTCATGTACTTCTCTCCACCATCTCATTAAGGCATATATGACAAGCGATTTACCTGATGCAGTGGGTGAAAGCAATAATAATCTTTGCTTACGTATAGCTTCTTTGAATGATTCATATTGATATTCACGCATTGCAATGGGTTCACCACGTGCATGTAAATCAAGAGCATTTAAGAAACCATCAATAAGATTATCAGGCACGTCTTGTTCTATGCCTGGAATATCGTGCTTTGCACCTTCAAACTCGACTTCGATATCAAGGTCTTTCGAAAACTTTGCGATGTCATTTACAAGACCAGCATAGATAGTTCTATCACGTAAACTTGCTAGTCTGATCTTGCCATCCCAATACTTATTCTTATATGCTGGCGTAAACTGATACCCTGGAACCTGAAACGTGAAATAGTCCGATAGCGTTTGCATATCGGACTTATCACCATCAAACGATAGGTATACGTCGCTAGTCTTGCGGAATGTTATCATCTACAAATTCAAGGTAAATATCAATAAGTTCTTGTGATGGTACACATTCAAATGTTGTATCCCAAAAACGGAATGGTTGAGTAAAATCTGCAACTTCTACGAAGGTACCGATTTTATATTTACCATCATCTTGAAAAACCATAACTGGATTCATGTATTTGAAGTCGCTATCATGTGATGCCATAATAAGCGGTCCATTCTCTGGTAGTTTCATTAGTTTATACATTATAGACTTCCACTTGTAAATCTTGCCCAATCGATTGCTGATTTGATTGAGCTATTTCTCCATTTGATTTGTTCTAAGATATGATTGACACCTTCAAGCAAGACATCCATATACTCGAGTCTTTGAAGGATTGATACAACTTCAGGATCTGTATTGACATGCTTATCAACACCGCCTTTGGTTTTTAGTTTCAAATCAAATGGTTTTTCTTTATACACGTTTGCTTCCGCTTGACCAGAATAATATAGTTCTTTATCTTTTTTCATACCTTCAAGCTTGTGTTGATATGCAATCTTTTTAGAACGAATGTCCATTAAGATCTCGAGATACTTGTGATGAAGCTTTGGTATATTTAATGCTTCACCGTCAAGGTCGGTTTTACTGATGGCTGCATCAGCATCCCACATGTCAAGCAATTCTTCGTGTGTAATCATAGGTAGATTATACTGTTTCGACAGACGATTTCTAATAAATAGTGTATGGATATAGTTTTATATTCCCATGTACAAAGAGATGCCGCTCTTCTGAGCTGTGTCTCTTTTTGCCTTTATAGGAGAAAACAATGGCTAGAGCCCACAAAAAAGAGAAGAAGGAAGTTTTTTTGCAGGAGATAAAATCATCAGAAGCATTTCATATTCAGCCTAAAAATAAGACACAGCAATACCTATTAGATTGCATAGATAGTAGCACAATGACAGTATGTATCGGACCAGCAGGAACTGGAAAGACATACTGTACGGGGATGAAGGCTGCACAGCTTTTTTTGAAAGGCGGTTATGAACAGATCATTTTAACAAGAGCAAACATTCCTACTGGTAAGTCACTAGGTTATTTCCCTGGTACTGTTGAAGAAAAAATGGAACCATGGCTAAAACCTATTACCAACGTCTTGAAAAATGGATTAGGTAAAGGTAGATATGAGTATATGGAATCTAAAGAAAAAATTCTGGTACAACCTATCGAGACTATCCGTGGTAATTCATTTGATTATTCTATTGTAATTGTGGATGAAGCTCAGAACCTCTCACTAGAGGAAATTAAAGCTATTACTACTCGTATTGGTGAATATTCCAAGCTTATATTGCTGGGAGATCCAGCACAGAGTGATATTAGAAATGGTGATGACCTACTTAATTTTGTAGGTATGTGTGATCAGCATAGTATTGAAGTACCTATTGTAAGGTTTACTATCAATGATATTGTAAGATCTGATATCGTAGCTCAACTAATTAAGATGTTTGTAAAAGAAGATATTTAGATAAATTCTTTATTGAACGGGGCCGGTGTAAACTTGTTTTACACCGGTTTCTGTTAAGAAACTATATACTACTGTCACCGACCAGCTTCGCTAGGCACACCTAAGCTAATAATACTCATAAAGGTGGATTTTTTTCGATGATTGTTAAAAAAAGTTGACCATCACCCTTGATGATGCGGTGATACTGACCACGCTTTATCTCAAAAACGGATCTAGCGGTGAGTTCGAAAGGTACTTCATTATCGAATTGAAATAACCAACCACTGCCTTGTAAAACCTTGACTTCTCGGTCATGGTAGTCTCTGTGCCAGACAAGTTCTTCTTCTCGAATGTCATTGTTAAATACTCTCAAGTAATAATTCTGTGATAGGGTAAATTGTTGGTAGGGTCTACCAGAAGAAAGAGCCACCGCCTTTGAGTCCCAGTTGTCCAGCATATTTAGGCGTGTTGCAAGCCCAATATCCAGGTTTTGTCTTATCCTTCTTTTCACTGCAGTTATGTCTTGCAGCAAACGATTTTCTCGCGGCTGGGTCATTCATCTTCACACTGAGACCGCTTGTGTCTCCCCATTCTACTTTGACTACGTTACCTTTTTGGTTCTTAACGTATACATAAAATTTCTTAGAACCACCACGTGCTGGTTTATTTAGTTCTACATCTTTACCTTGATATTCTGATTCATCAATCATTGGCATATCAAGTGGTACTTCTTCTTCGCCATATACACCAAACTCGCCAAGTACTGTTTCTTTAAGAAACCATTCAGATAGTTCATCTACTTCAATTTTGCCTTCATTGTATAAGGTTCTTGCTTCCTTAAATACTTCAAAGTATTTTTCTGAACCCATGCGAAATACATTTTCCGACAGTGGAATCATATTTTCTGCATGGTATTTTACTGATTCTGAAACAGCACTAAATTCTTTAAATCGTATCATTGTTCTTAGCTCCATTGGTATATGTAGAAAATTCTAAATACATATATCTAAATGACACTGCGGCTGTAAGGTATTCTATATCTTGCCGTGTAGCATCATATTGTGGTCCATCTACTGAAATTGGAAATGCATTAAAGAATTTCCATTCTGCAACTGGTTGGTTTGCTGAGTCTGTACCCATCAAAATAATGTTTGACATTGTCTTCGCATAGTCTGTGTTTGCCTGAGTATCAACATTGTCAAGAAAATCTTGAAACTGTGTACCACCTTCTGGGTTATTTATGCCTTTCAACCATTTTAAAATCGATTGATATGTCTTAAAATGTTTATCAATTAAGAATGTAACATCAAGCTGTGCATAATCCACAGTGTCTCCTGGCATGTATGCACGACCAGAATTAAATCTTGTAGGCATAGCTGCTTCACCACCAGAAATAGGTGGTACATTTACTTGTTGTACGGTGAATTGCAGGCGTGGTAAACGCTCAACTGCAAGAAAGAAATTCTGTGGTGGGGCAAAAGACAACTCTGTTTGTTGTGCTGTTACCTGATTGTATGTATCTGCCATGGACTATTTATTATACGAAGAAAGGCTGGGATATACCCAGCCTTTCAAAAACAAGATTGTATCTAAACTTATACGTTGTCGATACGGAACTTGCGGTAGTAAACGTTGGTGTTTGGAGCATGCAAACCTTGAGTTTGGATAGCAGCACCGCCAGCAGCGAATGGGTTTGAAACCATACCGTAGCGAGTCTTAAATCCAATTTTTGGTTGGAATGTCTCTTGTGCAACTGCACGAACCATTTGCAATGGAACGTATGGGCAGTAGAACATACCAGCATCCATGTTGTTTCCACCTTTGTAACCAACAACAGCGTAGTCACCGTTGGTTGCATATGGATCAACATAAACTTTGGTACGACCATTCAAAGTACCAGCGAAGGTACCAGAAGTAACGTCTACATCAAGATTATCTTGCAGACCGCTTGAGTAATCAAGCAGACCAGCCATGGTCAATGCAGAAGCAACGTTAGCGGAGCAAAGAACAAAGTTACCTTTACCGCGGCGAGTTTCAAAAGCAATACCATTAGCTTCTTTTTCAATCTGAAGCATCAGACCTTTGGTTCTTTCAACTGACCAACGACCTTGACCATCAGCGATGAGATCAAAAATACCGTTGTTTGTAAGGCCAGCAGCACCATACTTAGCTTGGCTAAGAATAGTATGAACAACTTCACGGTTGATTTCAGCCAGAATCTCGGTGGAAAGGATATTTGCAAGTTCTGCTTCAGCATCCAAGCCATGGACTGCTTTCAGATCTTGTACCAATTCCATCGTGTACTCTGATTTAAGAGCACGTGTTTTGGCTTCAACAGCTGTGCGTTCGATTGTGAACGACATTTCGCGGAAGTTATCACCTTCACCTTCACGGGTAGTCATGCCGTAAGGTGTAGTACCTTCAGCAATACCTGATGGATTATAACCAGAGTTCAGACCAGGATTTGCAGTAACAGTGTCTACAAATGGGTCATTTACTGGAGTAATCGAAGTATCCGTGATTGGATCGGAGTCAGTAGTAGCAGCACCATCATTACGAGCGCGGCTTACACCAAATGGATTACCAGAAGTAGCGTCAGCAGCACCAGCAGCGTGAGTCGCAGGAGAACCGGTGTTAAACGCGGTACCTGAGAAGTTGGCAAATGGTTCGTTGTACATTGCTTCTACACCCAGACCGTCTGTACCGGCTGGAGCATTGGTGTTGGAGTATCTTGCACGAAGTGCAAAGATAAGACCAGTTGGAGCATTCATTGGCTGAACACCGCAAAGGTCAAAAGCCATCATTTGTGGTACACTACGGCGAACCAAAGAAATGATGATTGGGTCGTAACCGGCACGGCCAGTTGCGTTCAGTGTGGCATTAGAACCAGCACCTGAGAAACCACCACCAAAAGAGGCACCAGATACTGAACTTTCGTCGAGCATCGAAGCTTCTTCTTGGAGGGCTTTCTCTGTATTTTCTAGAACTTGAGCAACAACTGCTTTGCGCTCACGATCTTCAATGGAAGGCAAATCGTCATGGTCGATGACAGGTGCCCATTTTTCAGTCAGTACGTCATAAGACATTATATTTTCTCCTCTAACTGCTTAATTTATCTTTATAATTTTCTTAAATATATTCGGTTTATTTTCTTACTTAAGCACAGTCTTCGAAAGGTATTTCGCGTACTGTGAGATTGGACTTCCGTCCTCATTGAGAAGCTCTTCAGCATTCTCGTTCATGCTGTAAACCTCATCACCATAAGTAGACAAGGCTTTAGCGGCTGTTTCAGGAGATTCGAAATAAGCTTCTTTCAAAGTTTCGAGTTTCTCTTTAAACTCACCAATTTCTTCAGCTTCTACACTTTCACTCAATTTCTCAAGGCGGATCTTTTGAGTTTCTGTCAGACCATCGGAAATTTCTTCTACAATAGAATCTTTCTTAAATGAAAGTACTTCTTTTTGCAGACCTTCCAGCATTTCTTCTTGCTCACCAATCCGTTCTTTATAACTTTCAACGGCTTCGGTAAGCTCATCGACCACACTGATATCATCTTCAGGGATTTCGATGTAATTTTCTTCGAATAGACCTTTCAATCCACGGATAAAGTTCTCTGCAACTTCTGTACGGAGCGAGTACTTAATTTCCAAAGCATTCTCTTTAAGCCATTCTTGAGTAGCATAATCAACATACTCACTGAATTTTTCTTCAAGTGCTTCTTTTTCTTGAGCAAGTTTATCTTCAAACTCGGCTTCAATTTCTTCACGGATTGTAAGAACTTTTTCATTGACTGCGGTTTCAAATACTACGGCAGCTTTTTGTTTAAAGTCTTCTTCAAGATCTGTTTCTTCTTCAACTTCTTCAGCATCAGCTTCTTCTTTTTTGTCTTTAGCAGCGGCAGCCATAGGCTCTTTCTTATCACCGTCTTTATCTAAATCCAAGAAGTCTGGTTTACCTTCAGAAACTTCTTCAGCTTTATCTTCTGTAACTTCATCAGATTCTTTAGCTTCTTTATCTTTAATAGCTTTTTGCAATCCAGCTGGAAGTTTTTCCTGATCTTTAGTCAATTCTTCGATATCATCTTCTTCGACTTTAGCTTCTTCAACTTCTTCTGCTTCTTCAGAAACGGCTTCTTCTTCTTCAGATTCTACTTCTTCATTTTTAGAAGCATTTGCCTGAGCAGCATTTTCTGGATTTGCAGCGGTTGGAGTTTCTTGTGGATCACTTTCTTGATTGTGGTCACCTTTGTCTGCTTCTGCAGTAGTAGCATCATCCATCTCAGTGCTCAAAGTTTCTTTGTCTTCATCTGGAAGTTGCTCATCGTTAGCATTTTTCTGGACAGTGGTGTCTTGACCGGCTTCTTCAACCTTTTCACCAGAGAGTGTGGATTCAAGATCGTCAGCAATTTCTTGGACAGTGTCACTTACTTCAGTCTGATCGACTTCTTCATAAGGTTTTTCTTCTTCAACAGATTCTTCTTCAAGCTCATCAGCCTCTTCGATGGCTTCATCTTCTTCTGTCACTTCATCCTCTTCAGATACTTTCTTCTTAGGATCAGAATCATCTTTCATTGGAGTGTCAATTGGATCAGACTCTTGACCGTGTGGACCTTTATCTGCGGCTACTTCAGCACTTGCATCAGAGGCATTGTCACCTTTAGAACCACCTTTATCGGTCATTGGTTCTGCTCCGGTTTCATTTTTATTAGGCTCTGCATTTGGCGAGTCTTTATCAGTAGATGGTTGCATAGTAGAAGCATCATTCACTTCTTTAGCTTTATTATCTACTTGATCAGCATTAGCTTTACCAGTTTCTACGTCAAGTGCTTCGTCCACAGATTCTTCATCTTGTGGATTTTTCACCAGGTCTTTTTTTGTCATGTCTGCTTCAAGCAGTTCTTCAATGACATCAATGAGGCTATTTTTAGACATTAATTCACTCCAATATTGTCTTCAGATTTATTTATTATTACAAATTACTCAAAAACCTTTTAAAGATTTTCAATTTTGTTTCTTGTAACTGCTTTCTTTCAGCATTTAACAGTTGCATTCTGGCGAATTCCAAATCAATTTGGCGGAAAGCACCAGACTCATAGATCCATTCTGCTTGTTCATATACACCTTCAACAAAAGATGATTGAGCAGATGGGTCAAATACTACATCAGCAGCAGTAGTTAACATAAAATCTTCTTGCACTTCATTAAAAGAACCACGAGATTTTAAAGAACCAAGACCACGGGATGAGACACCAATCTTAACACCATCACTCAGAAGATTTTCTACAATCTTACCCATAGGTGTGGACAGTACCTTCGCTTTTCCAACATAGTAAATTCCGTCTTTAGTCAAATCCTCTGTCATAATGGCAGCTCTTTCTGGATTGACTACTGGTTCGGCTGGATGATTCAATTCTCCCAGCGCACGATTTTCAGAAATGTAATCTTTCTTATATTGTTCTACGGCTTTATCCATAACATATTGTGGATAAATTCTACCATTCTTGTTTTGCTTTTCTGCTTGCAAGAATGGACCTTTAATATACATCTTGTCCCCAGCTTCTTTAGCTTCAGTAACAACCTGCAAATCGTTAAATGTTATATCTTCTTTAATTAGTTTCATTAGCTTCTAAACTCAATCAGTGCATTCGGTGCGGTGCCGGTAATTACAATATTACCTTTAGCTTGTTCTACTGAAATTCCACCGTGATGGCTGAGCTCCCATCTTCCGGTCTCAAATATATTGCCATCAATAGTGATAGTATTTGGACCCATGTTAATAATACTTTCAATAATTCTTGGAATCATTGTTGATGAGACAGTTACAAACTCAGAGTCAGTACCACTTCCTGGATATTGAGCATTGCGATAAAGGTTTGGAGTATTATAATGAAAAGTAAAACTATCGCTGTCTAGTGTTGCTGCAGTATCAATATGATATACTACTCTACCACCGCCTCTACGCGATGATCCACCATTTAAAGTTTTTGCTGTGACTCTGTTTGCCATGTCTTATTAAGTCCCTGAATAATTACGTGACCTACCGGCTACACGTTTCTTTGTAATTCTACCTCTGAGTGCGGCTCTTTTCTTATCACCTGCACCTCTAGCACGCTGTGCTCTTTTCAGCTTGATACCAAGGCGGCGGTTACCTGCTTTTTGAGTACCACTTTGTGGTACACAGCGGAAGCCTTTCAGTCTTGTTCCAGCTGGACATCTTTTTCTTTTTACTATTCTACCTTTTGCTCTGCGGAATACTACACGAGCTCGGCCTGCTTCACCCATAGGTGTAACACCATACTCAAGTGGATCGTCTTCAGACAGTGCTTCTTCAGGAAGATCTGCTTCGATCACGTCCATATCATCAGCAAAGATAGAATCACGAATACGAAGGTAGTTTTCAATACCAGCATCGTAGTGATCTGTTGTTTCAATTTCAATATCCATCATATCTGCATACTTATCTGGCAGAAAATCAAAGTACATTTCCGGACATTCACAACCGTCAGCATCATCTGGACAATCGCAATCATCTTTACTCTGATCCATATCTAAGTATGCTTCAGACAAATCGATTTCATCTTCAAAATCGACTTCTTCACAGAAAGTTTCAATTTCAATTTCGGCTTTAATTTCTTGGATATGTTCTTCAGAAAGAATAGAATCGGCAACTACATCATCACCTGCAAGCATAGCTTCTTTAGCAGCTAATCTGTAGCTCTCTTCTTTGACTTTTACCCATTCATTCAGATTCATTGGTTTCAATATCCTTCAAAAACTCAGATGCCAATTCTTTTTTCATATCGGCAATACCATCAAAAGCTTTCGCATCTAGTGATTGTTTTACTCTACTGACAAATTCGTCCTTATCAGTGAGTATATCGGCCACTTTATCCATAACTTATTTATAACCCTCTTAACCTACTAAGATTGAATCCATTTCAAGCTGTAGGTTGTTCTTGAGTTCCTCTTCTAGCTCTTTCGCTTCTTCTTTGCCTTCATCAAACAAAGCTTGCCCATTCAGTTGAATACCACCAGGAAGTTCTGTATTTTCATACTTCTTCAGGTTACTACCCCATTGCATTTTAGCTCTTGCAGTAGCATATTTTTTCAACCAAATATTCTTATACACATCACCATAGATTTCAGGCTCTGTAACTTCATAACACTCGATCAAGAAGTACTGACCTTTCTTAGGTCTACTCCAATCAATATCGAGCCATAGTCTATTCTTTGCTTTACTATATCTAATGGCTGGTGATGTATTCAACATGAAATCGATATGTTCTACATATTGTTTTTGTATATAGTAACCTACAAGACCATAACCTGCTGCGTTACCATAGAAAGCATCGAAGTTATTTAGAAAGTATTGATACTCATAATTGTACATGCCGGATTGAGAAAAGCTATCAATCTTGTGTACCTTTGTGATAGAGAGAATGTTCTCTGGAATTCTTACACCGACTTGACCGCCTTCAGCGAGTACATATGAATTGTGCAAATATTTTTCTTCTTCAGTATAGTTAGCGACAAAGTTACCATCTGAGTCGGTGGCATAATCGCTATCTGTTTTAATATAGATGAGCTGACCGCGTTCAGTATCGACTGTGTGCAATACTCTTGCACCAACTTTATATTCTGAATCAGAGTTCCACACTCTTGCTGTAAGATCTTGATGACGTCTTTGGTTTTCATTAATAAGTTTTGAATCGATTTGTAAAACTCTGTAAGTTCTTTCAGCACCATCATAGTGGTACTCTTGAAACATTTGAACTGAATCATCGATAGCATCTTCAAGTTGTACGTCAGATATCTCGACGTTCACAACTGGCGCACCCAATTGTCTCAAAACATAATCAGCAAGACCTTGTTTTGTTTTAGGTAACGGCATTATACTCCACCCATCATATCTTGTTGGTCATCTTCATCATTGATCTGACCTTTTTGGATTTCATCCATAATTTCTTTATCAATTCGTGCAATGTCTGCTTCACTTTGACCAAGAACAACTTTACGAACATAATCAATTGAGAAATATTTACCTACATATTCAGTAACATCTCTCAATAGATTCATTCTATCTTGTAAGAGTTCCATGTCTTTGAGTTCTTTAAAGTGTGTATCTTCTACAAAGTCATAAGTGATGAATTGTCTCATCTCTTCATACTCTGCAATAGAACAGATACCTTTTAAGGAACACTGTACTCTCATTACTTCATTAAAGATTTCACTAAATTGTTTCTTCAGTCTTTGTACAAACTTACCAAACTTTAATTCATCTCTTGTAATATCTGTTGCTCTACCGATTTGGAATTGTTCACCACCATTCAAACGAGAACGTGGTACATTCAAAGCTTCATAGAGTTTGGCCTTGAAATATTCTACATCTTCCAACTCACCAAGGTTTGTGCCACCTGGCAGTGTACTAATCTCTGTACCTTTAGAACCATCTCTACGTGGAAGCCAGAAATCTTCAAGAATAGATTGGAATTTACGATTATCTCGAATCATACCAGTTGACGGATCATAATCGATCTTATTTCTAAATCTATTTTGCATGTCTCTCAGATATTGTTCAGCTTTGATTTTTGGTAGCTGACCAACATCTACATAAAAGATTCTTCTTTCAGGTGCTCTTGCGATACGATACACAATCAATGCATCTTCCATAGCACGTAAATTATTGAATGGCTTGATTGCTTTGTCAAGGTAACCAACAATCATACCTTTATTTCTATCTACAATACCTGATGGTACGAAAGCAACTGAATCACGAGATAATTTTACTGCTGAACTTAGATCACCGTCTGGTGCATACTCAAAATGTTCATCTACTTTTTCAAGAATAGGTACACCTGTTCGTGCATCTCTATCATAAATTGGTTTAACAATTCTTCTAATTTTAAGAGCATCGATTGGACGAATCTCTTTGATACCAGCCCTAGGATTTGATTCATCTACCATCAACTGAAAGTATTGTCTACCATCGACATACCAGTTACGGAAAATCTCATATGATTTCTTTTGGAAGCGAAGAAGTTTCAGTGTTTCCTGAAACTCTGATCTTAATTGTTCTTTAATTCTATCATCGATATTGAGATTATCTAATCGAATAGATACAGGTGCTCTGTGATGTTCAACTACGAATGCTTCGTTTACAACATCATCAATAGCAGCATCGGCTTCTGGAAAGAAACTAACTTCTCTGTATTGAGCAATAAGTTGGTGTTCTGTCTTTGCTTTTTCATAGTGTTCGTACGTGTAACCGATACGACCACCGACTGGCATCTCAGTACCGTCATCGAGTGGTTGGGGAATTGGAGAAGAGAGTGTCTTCTCGCTGCTATTGGAAACTAACTCAAATCCGAAGAGTTCTTCTGTCTGTTCAGCCATTTCTTTCCTTCATTCATTATATAAAATATTTATTCGCGCTATCGATATCGATTTTTAACCGACGTTGTCGGTTGTATTAGAAGTCCAGTACTGATACCTAATGGTTGCACCAAACTCCTCAATCGTATCGGTGTTATCAAAGGAAAGATCGATCTGATCGAGTGTTGTTGGGAAACACCCTCTCAATGTCACAGATTTAATCACATCACCATTTTTGTCAAGATGTTCAATTGTCCAATCTTGGAGATAAGATGCAATGTCACTAGCGTCAATACCGTTTGCAGATGTATTCTGCACATGTTGGTTGATGTTATTCATCCAACTCTCAAACGCATTTCTCAGAGCAAAGTTATTATCGTTGGTGATTGTAATTGTCCATGGTTCGAATACTCTGTCGCCAGCAACATAAAGTTGTCTACCACGGAATGGAATCATTACTTCACCAATAGTAGATGATGGCATTGCAGCCGCTTTTACCATGAATGAACCCAAGGCGGTAAGACCAAGACCGGTATCGTCTGTATTTACAATACCGCCAGGAAATTGTGGTAATACTCTGAAGTAGTTACTTCTGGCTCCACCACCAACCAGAGCTGCTTTGAAATCGTCAATTCTTTGCGACATTTATATCTCCTTATGCACCAGCAATTTCTTCGAAACTTACACCAGATCTAACCGCAATAAAGTTAAGAGTGATAAAGTTGATAGAACGATTTGGCTTGATGTATATATCAGCTACAAATCTATTACCATCAATTACCGCTGGTGTATTATTTGTTGTGTCACAGACTACTTTAAAGTCTGTCATACCTCTACGAGATTTTACATCTCCAAGGAATGGCTCTACTGCGGCTACAAAGTTAGCTCTTGTGAAATCATCATTGAATTCAAAGAGTTGGAATTTAGCAGCTGTAGAAATAGCTTTCTCTAATACGATGAACAATCTACGAACATTGATTCTGTCAAACGCGGATGGTTTGGACAATGCTGTTTTATCACCAAAGAGAAGTGTACCTTGACCACGGAATGTTACTACTGGATTGACTCTACTTTTGTAAAGTGTATCTCTTGCAGTTTGGTCTGGGTTAAATGTTAGTTTAACAACATTCTGAATGAAGCCTCTGTTCAATCCAGCAGGTGAGTACCATGCATCATTTAAGAATTCGGTTCTTGCTGTTACACCAGCAGTGTCTGAACTCAATGGCATGTTAAAGAACTCATCATTGTATCGATCATATTGGCGTTTCCAACCACTGTCAAAGACTGCATATGATGTGCTATTGAATGTTGAGAAGTAGCTGACCACTTTAGCGGCAGTAGGATTAGTTACTGCAGATGCAGAGTCAGGCGAGATAAATGCAATTGCATCTTTTCTCGATTCTGCTTTTGTGATAGCATACTTTTTAACTGTTTCGCTATGGTCACCTGTAAGAAGAAGGTTTACATCTACCAGTTCGGCATCACCTAACAAGTCATAACCACCAGTATAATCACCATCAGCAAGGTCAGAATCACCATCTGTACCACCAGCTAATGAGTATTTTTTAAGACCAGGACCAGTTTTAAATGATTTGAACTTCTTTCTTGCAACTGTTGAGAGTGAAACACCAAATGCATAATCATCTGTGTCTGAGTCAAGAGGACCTTTTAAACCCATTAACACAGCTTCATCAGAATCTTTTGCGAAAGATGCAGTATCAAAGTTATTCACGAGTCTTACCCACTGAGAATTGTTATTAACAACGTCTACAAAGTAAGCTGGACCGTTATCGGAAGTCTTAGCATTTTTAGCTTTCGAAAGGAATGGATATGTTTCAAGTACTTGGTTTGCTGTGCCAGTTGCCAATTCATCGGTTGTGTATACAACAACATGAACTTCATCAAGCAATTCTGAATCATAGGCTGCACCCCATACAGATGTACTTGGGCGAGCATCAAAAAGATTAGCTGCTGTATTGCTACCAAAGATTGATGTATCGCTAAATTCTGAATCAGAGATTGCGGCATCAATAAATGCAATACCAATGCTGTTACCAAGATCTCCAGGGAATCTTGCATATGCGTTACCAACCAAGGAACTTGGTGTAAAATCGAGATCATTTTTAATTAATGCATCAGAGTCAAACGCATGGTCAGAATCAGTAACAATATCTCTTCCGCTTGCGTTTGTTGCATTCTGTTGCACAACTCTTACAAGCTGAAGGTTGTTGGAATAAGCAAGAAAGTTTGCTGCAGTATACCAATCTGTTCTGGTGTTTGATGCACCGACAGTTGAAGTTTTCGGATATCCGAACTGATCGATTAGATTTTGTTCACCAGATACAGTTGTTACTTCATCTGCTGGGCCCCATTTGAAACGACCTACAAAACCGCCAGTTGATGTTGCAACGGCTGGGATAATATTGGTAAGGTCTGTTTCTTTGACCTGTACACCTGGACTTACGAGAAATGCCATTTAATGACTCCTTACATAGAATTCTATATGAGATATTTATATTTACCCAACTTAACAATCTTAGTCGGTTTCTCACAAAGTATTTATTAAATTACAATCTTGGGTCAAAATTCTGGTACAAATCACTGTACCATTCAGGTAAATCATCTGGACCAGATGATGTCCATAGATCACCACTTTGATCGACAGATTCTACTCTATACCCACTCGATTGTGGTGCAAAACCAATAGGCAAAGAATCATCTTCTTGCTCTTCAATTTTTTGTTTATACATGAGTTTTGCTGGATCTGATTCAGTTAATTCTTTCCAATACTCGCAGCCTGTCGCCCATGAAAATATTACTAGGCACATAACTAAATCATCATTTGTACCAGCCTCAGCCGCAAAGGATGAATTAGATGATTCGCCTTTTCGTACAAATGTAGTAAGTTCTACATAAACATCGTAGTCTTCTACAATAAGTTTATCAGCTTCAATTAACGATTTTAGATTAGAACAACCATTTGTTTTCACGGCATGAGATGTAGTAACACCAAGCTTAGAGCCTGGACCACCACCTAATTGATTACCGGCTCTACCCTTAGATACTGATCTCAATACATTTTCATATTCTATTTCATATGCTAAATCATTGAGTACCTGACCACCAAGATCATTTGATTCTACCAATAACCAAGCACTATTGAAATACTTTGCTATATTGGCTACAAATTGTGGTAAAATCATTGGTGATATTTCATTTGATCTGAATTTAGCCACCACTTTATATGGTACATTTGTAATATCTATGACAACAAAGGCAGAATAATCAAGGCGAATGCCTCTAGCAACATCAACACAGATAATATAATTATGATCGGGCTTAACTTGTTCATGATAATCTACTTCTTCATGTTTATGTATTGGGTCTATGAATGGCATTGCACTCAATTTAGTAGGTGATATCAGAGTATTGGCTGAACCAATAAATTGACATTCAAACTCTTGTCTAAACTGATCTTCAGATGTGTTAGCAATCTGCTCTTCTTTCCAAGCTTCATCTCTACCAGGCACATCCCACCAATTAATTTCAATAGGATTAAATGCAGACTTTTTACTTGTAGCTTCTGTCCACATTTTATAGAAATGGTTCATACCTTTTGGTGTAGATACAACAATCATTTTTGTATCAGAACCAGATGAAATTGTAGGATAAACTGATCTAAAGAAATCTTCTGCATCATTTGGTGGCACAAAAGCAAACTCATCAAGGAACAAGAGTGAGAATGACATACCCCGTGCAGCAGAACCAGATGATGATGTTGCAATAACTTTACTGCCGTTTTCTAAGGATATAGATCTTTTGTTCCATGATACTACACCTTGTTGTAACCAGAACGGTAAGTTTTCATATGCGAGCTGCAAGCGACCAAGAATTTCTTGTGCGAGCTCACCTTTGTTAGCAAGAATACCGACAGTTTTACCAGGATTGAACAATATAAACCATAAGATAAATGCTACA